CATGCCAATCCCCTTGAGGTTTAAAAGCCATATAAAAATGCGCACATGCGTCATACCACGCTTGATTAAAAGGATTATCATAGACTCCTGTTAATGATGACAGGAAAAAATCAAGATCAGTTCGTTTATCACCTGAACCTTTAAAAAATTTTTTAATATTTGTCTGGAGAGGTCTATACTGAACAACTTCAGGCATACCTGGAAGTTGAAATTTCTCAGGAGTACGTATACAGTACTTTTGCAAAAAACATACACCTTTATGCTTAAGACCTCCTTTTCCATCAGGGATACTTAAAAATGATTCATGACACTCATAATCCCTCAATGTAAATCCTGCAAAGCTATAGAAAAAAGCACAAATATTTTCTTTTGTTAACCATTTCTTATATTCCTCACCATGACCAGTTACATTGTCATCTCCATATATACTGATCATAAGCCTATTATCCTCACGCAAATATAATCGCTTAAACTCCAGATCAGTAAGTGACAAATACTCAAAAAAAGAATAAAATACCACAGCCACTATCCAACTATCTCCATGAGAAGTACAAAAATCACCTGATGGCATGGCTCCTCTAATAACTCGCCATACATTACCAACCATACAAACTATTTTAGTACTAAGTCTACTTGTGCTAGTATTAGACATGTGCACATATAATTGAGCTTCCTTCTCAGTAGCAAAAGTAAGATATGATCGACTCCACCGTGCGTATATAGTCAGAAAACGCTCCAATATATGCTTATCACATTGTTCAAGATCAAATGTGATATAACGCATAGTTGGGTCTTTATACCTAAAATAAGTGGCAAAATGCTCCATTCCACCATGATGCCAATCAAGACCAATTCTTATTATGTTACCCCTTTCTATTTTTTGACGATAACCATGAACCAGTTGTGATAAGAGAATAGTCTGCAATCCTGGTATAAAGTACTCACGCGCTTTCTGACTAATCTTCTCAAGATGAGCTTGTTGTATATTTTCACAATGATGAACCTCACTTTTTAGAACAATTTTACAATAATCAACAGGTATTTTCCATTCCCCTGTCTTCTCAAAATGCATAACAGCATCATCAATTGTTCGAGCAGCATATTGAACTTGTTCAAGTTTCTTACCCTGAACAGTAAGAACTTTAAACAACCCTGGTTGAACTTCTTCACGAGTAGTAGGACCAGGTCTTCCGCCTGCAGATGAATCAAACGAGACACGAAGACAATCCTT